CCTGCACAGGCTCCTGAGCCACTGCGGCGGCCTGACGCTGCGCATCCCCCGCCGCTTCCCGGCGGAAGGGCATCTGCTGCGCGCCCTGCTGCCCGAGCCCGCCTTGCGCCGCCTGCTGGGCGCCTACGGCGGCACATGCCTGTATATCCCCCGCTGCGCCCGCCTTGCCCGTCAGGTCCGCCAGCGGGAACTGCTCGGCGCGTTCAGCCGCCATACCGCCGCCGGCACCTCCAGCAATGCCGAGGTACGCTTCCTGGCCCGCCGTTACGGCATCACGGACCGGCGCGTCTGGCAGCTGCTCAAGCAGGAGGCGGAACTGCCGGCCAGGGCCCTTCCCGATACCGGCGACGCCCTCAGGGGCTGATCCCCCCATCTCCCTTTCAGGCGGACGGGAAAGGCTGTGGCCTTTCCCGTTTTTTGTCCGCGTCCCGCCGCCTTGCCGTCATGGGCATCATACGCTTCCCGCAGGCGGGTGCAGCCCTTCCCTCCGGCGCCCCTGCCTGCCGCCCCACCTTTCCCCAGCGAGGTCTTTCCCTCGCCCGCTTCCCGCAACGTCCCTACTGAAATCCTTCAAACTTACGCCGACGCCCTTTTCCGGCATGGTGGCCTCACGGGTGCGACACCGCCCCGCCATCATTCCACCGCCATGCAGGAGGGCATATGCGCGACAACTTCACTCTGGCCCATACGTTCACGGCCCGCTGGGAAGGCGGCCTTTCCGACCATGAAGCCGATCCCGGCGGCATCACCAATCACGGCATCTCCCTGCGCTGGGTCACGGATCTGGCCCGGCAGGCCAGGGAACGCTGCCTGCGCGATGCCCGGCAGTGCGATACCTGCCCCCGACGTACGGGCCCGGACTGCGACTACTTCAGCCTCGATCTGGACAATGACGGCGACATCGACGCTGACGATATCCGCGCCTGTACCAAAGAGCAGGCGGCCCGCCTGTTCCGCAGGCATTTCTGGGAGGCCCTGGGCTGCGACCGCCTTCCCCTGCCGCTGGCCGTCACGCTCTATGACGGCGCGGTCAACATGGGCGCCAGCCGGCCCGTGAAGCAGCTGCAGGAAGCCATGAACGCCACGGGCGAGACCCAGCTCGACCACTACTCCCCCATCGCCGAGGACGGCATCATGGGCCCGGACACCCGCGAGCTGGCCAACGCACTGGCCGACGTGCATCTGGACTGGTACGCGGCCCGGAGCAGCCTGCGCCTGCGCGATGCCTTCTATCGCCGTCTGGCCGCGTCCCGCCCGTCTATGAAGGTCTTTCTGGCGGGCTGGCGCAACAGGGTGAAGGCCCTGCACCAGCATCTGGCCGATCTGGAACGGGAGGCGCAGTGATGTGGAACCTGCTGCGCGATCTGGGCACCCGCCTGTTGCGCGACCTGACAGGCAGCAGCCGGGAACGGCAGGAACTGCTGGCCGCCCAGATCCGCCTCAACGAACGGGAAACGGAGCATGCCCCTTCCAGTGTGCTGCGCCTGTGGCGTTCCTTCCTGGGCTGGGTGCTGGCTCTGCTCTTTTGCTGGGAAGTGCCCGTGCGCCTGCTGCTCCTGCCCCTGCTGGCGCCCGACCTGCTGGATGACCTGCCGCCCCCGGCCCTGGACCAGATCCTGGGCCTGCTGGCCGGCATGCTGGGCCTGCCCTTCTGAACCACGGAGATGTCCATGACCACCCATCTGCCTGCCGCGCTCCTGCCCCTGCTGCTGGCCCTGGTACAGGGGCTGCTGCTCTGGGCCCTGTGGAGCCTGCGCCGCAACTTCGTCCCGCAGGCCGAACATCTACGCTGCCGCCAGGACGAACAGCAGCGGGAAGCCCTGTGGCTGCGCCGCCTCGACCGGCTGGAACAGGCTCTGGCGCAGGAGCGGGAACTCCTGACGCCGCTGGCCGACGAAGTGCGCTCCCTGCGGGGGGACGCAAGCCGCCTGCACAGCCAGTTGCAGGCCCAGGAAGCGCGCTTCTACGGTCTGGAACGCCTGCTGCAACGTCTGGAGCGGCATCTGGAGCGGCAGGAAGACCGCTGGCAGCAGCTGCCCGGTGCCGCCTTGCCCGCCCTGTTGCACTGCCGCCCCCCGAGGGAGGTGCAGTGATGCCGGTACGCCGCCACCGGAAAAGCCCGCTGGAAAAAGCCCTGCACGAACGCCTGCAACGCCTGACCCAACACCTCGACACTGCCGATGTCTCGGAAAAAAGCATCGACATCGTCAAAGAGATCAAGGAGCTGCACGCCCTTGCCCGCACGCTGGAGCAGGAGGGCACGTCACAGGACGGCGACCGGAAATCCCCCGCGCCCCTGCGCGTCATCTGGGCCGGACAAGAGCCGGAAGATGGCCCTCCGTAACCTTTGAATCCCGCCGAGACCGACATGGAAACGCCCTGCATCATCCCCTATGCGCCGCGTCCGCTGCAATGGCGCTTCCACCAGCAGCGTACCCGCTTTTGCGTGCTGCTCTGCCACCGCCGTTTCGGCAAGACCGTGGCTGCCGTCAACGATCTCCTGCGGGCGGCCCTGCGTACCTCGCGGACGGACTGGCGCGCCGCCTACGCCGCTCCCTATCTGGGACAGGCCAAGGCCGTGGCCTGGGACTATCTGCGGCACTTTGCGGGCGTCATCCCCGGCACCCGCTTCCACGAAGGCGAATTGCGCTGTGACCTGCCCAACGGCGCGCGCATCCGCCTGTACGGCACGGACAATGCCCAGGCCCTGCGCGGCCTGTATCTGGACGATCTGGTGCTGGACGAGCCCGCCGACATCCCCCGCGAGGTCTGGAGCCAGAT